AAAACCATGCGAACTGACTGTATTTACTTCTTTACTATACCCAAATGCATTTCCAACTGCATGAAGTTTATCAATTGTATTTTGTGATGGTCTAGGAACTGGTTCTTTTTCAAGAGTGTCTACTAAATCTTGGATTGTAACTTTTCTAAGTTCAGTAACATGGGCAAAATCAGTACCTGCTGGTAATCCAAATCTATAGCCTGGAATATTATCAGAGATCATGCCATTAATTAAAGCCCCATATTTCTGTGTCATATCTGCAGGTATTACAGACTCACCTGGAGAAAGCATTGCAGGAACTATGTCGCCTGCGCCTTTAGGACCTGGAACACTTACTATTCCATCTGCATATTTTCTAGGAGAACCTCCTTTAAATCCTGGCCTCATCATTCCTGGATTTGTTCTTGCAAAGTTTGCTCCTGCTGCAGTTGCTCTTTGATATGCTGCTGCTAGAGCATTTGTTGCTGCAACCTCTGATGTAAATGTTTGAATTAATCTTGAATGTGTTTGGTCTAGAGATGATGCAATTGCTGCTGCTTCCAATTGTTGAGTAGACATATACTGGGTTTGATTTCCAAGTATTTTAGACTGTCCACCAAGACCTAAAAATCCATTTCTTAATGTTAAAAATAATTTAATTATATTTGCTGCACCGTTAGCAATTAAACCAAAAGTCATAAGCAATGCTGGACCAATTAATCCAACTGCTCCAACTAACATCACAATTGCTTTTTTACTTCCTTCTCCAAGCCCGTTAAATTTTTCTAATATTCTTCCAAAAAATTCTACAATTGGAGTTATTGCTTTTAAGAACTGTTCTCCAACTGGAGCAAGTGCAAGTTTAAGACTTTCTAATGATTTTTTAAATTTAGTTCCAGTAGCATTTTCTACTTTTGCAAGTTCTCTTTCTGACAAAATTGCAAGTTCTTCTACTGAGGCACCTGCTAAATTTAATGTTCTAGATGCTTGAGTTCCATCTTTAGTTATGTTTTGAAACAAAGTTGATAGTCTTGAGAATTGAAATTTTCCAAATAGTTGTTCAATTGCTCTTGCTCTGTTTAAGGGATCAAGTGTGTCAAGTGCTTGTGCAAACTGTACAACTGTGTTTTTAATATTACCTTTATTTCCTTCAACAATACCGTTAATATTTATTCCAAGGTCAGCAAGAAATCCTGCTGCTTTTTTGGAGGGGTTAATTAATGACGCAAGTCCAGATTTAAGTGCGTTAGCGCCTTCTGAAGCGTTAATACCACCCTCTTTCATGGCAGTCATAAAGAATGCAAGATCTTCTACGTCTCCGCCTAACTGTCTAATTACTGGTGCTGCTTTTGGAATTGCAATAGTTAAATCTTCAATATTTAAAACTGTTTGGTTTTCTACAGCGTTAAGAAAATCAATTTTTCCTTTTAATTCATCTGCTGCTATTCCAAATGCATTTGTTAAAGAAATTGTTGTTTCTAATGCTTGATTTTGTTCAATGTTTCCAAGAACTGCAAGTCTGGTTGCTTGAGAAACTTGTGCTAAAAGATCTGAACCCATTTTTCCACTTGCAGCAGCGTCTGCTGCCATTTCCATTGTTTTTTCAATTGCAACACCATATTTTAAAAATTCCTTTGCTAAAAGTTGTACATCTTTTAATGCTTTATCTGTTTCTGTGGAAGAGGTAAACATTTCGCCATAAACACGTTTAAACCTAATTGCTTGTTTTTCTAATTCCATAAATGTTTTTGATGCTGTTGTACCAAGCATTGCAAGAGGTACTGTAAAACCAACCATTAACTGACGGCCAGCCCATTGTGTATTCTTACCAAAATTTAAAAGGTTAGTAGAACCTTGTTTTAACAACTGTCCAAATAATTGTTGTTTCTGTGCAGCAAGAGCAGTCTTTGTTGCTAGATTGTCCATATCCAACGCAAGTGGTCTTATTGCTATTGATTGAATTGCACCATTTGCTGTTCTACCCATTTTAAGATATTGGGTTTGCATTGTTTTAATGCGTTCTTCTGCTACCTTGCCAATTGTGTCATACTCTGATTTAAAAAGTCTTCCAAATGTTTTTGTTGCACCACCAGCATATCTAAAATATTCTCTAGTGGAAAATTTGTTTCTTTCTAATGAATCAGTAAAACTATCAGCAGTACTTCTAACTTCTTGTAGGCTGGCTCTAAACTTTCCAGTAGCATTTATTGAATTTATAAGATTGGTTTGTAAGCCAGCCTGTGCTTTTGCTGCTTGTGCACTAGTTGCAGCAATTGAAGAATGAAAATTAGATAATTGCCTTTGAAGTGCTTTTAGTTGTGCAAGTGCTTGAGAGGCATCAAGATTAACTTGAATATTGGATTGTACATCAGCCACTCATAACACCTCTTTACTTTATTTTTTTATAGATTTAACAAAGAAGCGTCTTGAAGTTTAACTCCAGATGCTGCTTCAACAATCTTATAGACTGTTGGTAAATCTAAATTGTCTTCAAGATCCTTGACATTTTCTGCCAATTCTGGTTTATATTGCTGCATAGCAATCAAAACACATTCCATAAGAATGTTCATTGACTTCTCGTTGTCTTCTGCCACTGCTGCAATACCTTCAAATTTCTTCATAAATGGACGAAGTAATGAGATCTTGAGTGGTCTTACTGCGATCTTTGTACCATCAATAAGTACAACGGTATCTTCGTCGGTTTTTGCTGTTGTTGCCATTTGTTTCTCCTTTTGTTAAGTTAGTTAATTATATCATGAATAGGTTTATTTTTTAGTTAAATCTTCGTAATCTAAGCCCATTCCAATACCAAACCCTGCCCTTGCTGCATTAGGACCTTGTAATGATAGTACATCATTGCCATCACTTGTTTGTCCACCACTAAAGACTCTTGCTTTCATGTCTTCCCATTCTTTTTGTCCCTTGCCACTTTCAGAATTATTTTCTAAATCTACCCCTTGAATTGCTGCTAAGAATTTTTTTTCTTCATAATCTAATTCTCTTTTTGAAGACAAGGTTTGCATAAGTTCTGGTATTGACAAAGAAGTCTCTAGTTCTTCATAGTTTTTCCATATACCCAAAGTAAATACTTCAGACTCTAATTTGGCTAAATCTAAATCAAACCAACCTTCTTCTTTTTCTTTTGATTGTTCTTTAATCTCTACTTCTGAAGTTGAATTAAATTTAATACCCGCTGCTATTTCAATAATCTTATAAAGTGTATTAAGATCAATATGATCATCTAGATTTAAAAATAAATCTGGGCTATATTGTTTCATACAAACTTTACAGCATTCTAGCAGAATGTCAATAGATTCTTCATCATTTTTTGAGTTTTCAATAAGCACAAAAATATCCATAAACTCCCTCATATACTTAATCTTTAAAGGAGAACATGAGATTGTCTGATCATTAAGTAATAGAATGTCTAAAGTATTAAAAACTTTTGTAGCCATTAGTTAATTTTAGCATAAAACAACAAAACCCACTCCCGTTATGAGAGTGGGTTATTGTTTACTTTTTTACTTAGGCACCGATGTAGTTAGTACCAGATCCATCATACCAGGTACGATCAACGATCTTACCGTATGTTGCTGTTGAATCATCTGGAAGCATACGGAATGAAACTTCAAACATAGAAGCCTCTTCACGCTTTGCTGAAACTGTAACTGCCTCAATTGAAAGAGCACGATATCCAACATATACACGCTCTACTGAGTCAGACTTGTCTCCATCACCAGTTCCTGGACCACATGCAACAAGACCACGCTCAAGTGGTACTTCTCCAATATCTCCTGCTGAGAGTTGAAGTGTACGACCTGTTGAAGTAGTTTTTGTTCCAGTCAATGCTGAATCTTTTCCTGCGGTTGCAAGAAGTAAATTTTCTAATGTTGCTTCAGCAAAAGCGGTAGCAAGAGAAACTTGCATTCCCTGCTTGTATAGTTTAGCAACGTCAAGAACCTGATCTACGGCTACCTCGCCGAAATCTGGTGTGAAGGTCAATTCAAGACCATTCATTGTATACCCAACATTTGTAAAGTCTGGGTCTGCAGAAAGTGTAGACTTGTAAGACTCTGTAGCAATAAATGCAGGAATTGCACTTGAACCTGTTGGTGTAAGTTTGTAGTCTGCAACGAAAATTGCTGCTGCACCTACGATAATATTTGTAGACGTACCACGTGAATATGCCATTTTTAACTCCTTTTTTCAATTTTTTTCTATATTAAGTTATCAAAGCATTATTAATGCCTTCTCTAAACTATTATATCAGCCTTTTTATGTATAATAGGGGGCTAGGTCATTTATAGTATGATAGTCATACTCAATAATAAACTTATTCAAGGTAAGCCCACGTAGGGAAGATAGTTCTGTTAGGTCTCTAACTTCTTCTAACTGATAAACTTTTATGTCATGAAAATAAACATTTCTAATCAAAGGCACTGATAAATCTAAAAGAGGAGTTTCTCCATCTTGTTTTTTCATTGTCCATCTATTTAGGTCTTCTGCTGCTGCATCTGCTCTATCTAGTAATTGAGATAAAATTGTGCTAACATCTAAGATTTTGCTGGGAGTTGAATATACATAATACAACAACTGCTCACACTTGAGAGGATACAAACCACTTCTTCTATATCTAATAAGTCTGTCATATTGAACAATTACGTCTGGCTGTGTATTTAATGCAATGCCTTCATCATCATATTGCGTTGGTATATCCACTCTGTTTTTGCTTAAGTCATCAATTGCTGCTGCGTTAGATGGTATTGTCAAAACACTAAGGCCGTATTCATTTAATGCTGCTTGAATAAAAGCATTTATCCAAATTGGTGGAAAGGGTAAGTTTATTATATCTTTTGCCATTTTACTCTACCTCCACATTAATGTTTGTAATCCAACGATAGCCAACTTCTCTACCCTTTGATTTTCCAATATTTGATCCTGCCCTTAAGTTTTTCTTGTACACTTGTGGATTGCTTAAATGATCATAAATTCCAGAAGCCCTTAAGAATGTTTGTTTAAAATAATAATTCATAAAGTTATCAAATGTTTTTTCATAGGAACCTTGAACCCAGTCTCCTCCAGGATTTGAAACATTGACTGGATTTTTTGTAAAAATTTGTTCTCCACCAACATTAAAAGAAAGTACAGAAGCGTTTCTCGGTTTAATCACAACTGGTTGACCATACTCCATAATTCTTGCCTTGTTGTAGAACGGAACCAAAGATCCCTGTTTAATTGATGTTGATTGTTTGAAATCAGACTTAATAGACAATCCAAGATTGCTTACGGTATGTGTAACTTCAAAAAGTCTTTTAGACGCCATTCCAACCTTGCCCCATTCATAAACGTGGTGCATAGACATTGGATCCATTTTTGCATTTGCATCAACAAACATCTTTAATGCTTCTACTGTGTCTTTTCCTAAGTTATTTAAAAATACCGTTTTTCCTTTTTGTGCCCCTTCAAAAAATCCAAAAGAATAATCAACAATATTGTTCATCTTTTTCATAAATTTTTTATCATCAAATTTAACTTGCATTAGTCAGCCCCACTTTGGTTTTCTGTTCTTCGTAAAACAACCTTGTAGTAATCTATTGTACCAAAAGGGTTTACAACTGGATCGTAGGTAGCAATTTCATAAATTGTACCTTTTCCAGAACGTTCTCCAGAAGTTTCTTGATATATAAGTTCATCCATACTGTTTCTTATGTTTGTAATAATAATGTTTGTAAGTGAGTTATTTTCTTTATTTGTTGACTTACGAATGTCATTTTTAATTCTTCCAATAAGCATGTTTTCATTTTTTGTAAAAACCTTTGCCTTAATATCTTCTGCTAATGCAGTTCCGCCTGGAGTAAAATTAACAATAACGCTTTTGTCAAAAATCCAATTCTTTAAACCAGAGCCATACATATCACGCTCAATAGTTGGATAGTATATATCTGCAATCATTGGATATAAAAAGTCTGTTGCTTCGCATGACATTACAAAACTCCGATTTTAACTCTGGAATCTGCTATATACTTTGAAAGGATTTTATCAACTAAAAGATTTCCAGTACCATTTAATATTGATTTATGAAACTGAAGTTTAAATTGATCTGTATTATAAGTAGTTACATATCTCTTATAATAATCAAGTTTGCCACAACGAATGTCGTCTATTAACATTAATGTTGCTTCTTTAATGTCAAGAGGAACTACTTTAAATCCCGTTTCTAAAACAAAAGTAAAGTCTGATTGGTTGTCAAAGGAGTTGCCGTAGCCGATTGGTCCAAGCCAGTCTGACTGGGCAGTTGGCAAAAACAAAGGAGCCTGCTCTGATCTGTTATATTCTTCTCCTGGCAAATCTTTAATAACCGCAGTTCCATTATCACTTAACTTAAAGGTAATTCCAAAAATTGCTGGGGTTGCTAGACTGGCGTCATAGTGAAGAATGTTATCTTGATATACTTTTAAAACTTTATGACTTTTATAGTTAATTGGTGCATAGTCAGTTCCAAGTCCTACATACTCAATTATTTTCTTTTTATAATAAAATCCCTCTTCAAGAACTGCGTCAATAATAGATCTTGCTAAAAATTCTTGTTTTTTATATTCTGCAATTTCAGTTGCTGTAGTTGCTAAATCATTTGGATCAGCATATGGTCTATAAATTTCAAGGCTATCTTGAACAACAATGTCTGCGCCTGCTCCACTTTCGGCTTCATAGATTGTAAGGGTATAAGATCCATCATATTTTACGTAGTCGTCATCTAAAACATAAGATATTTTTTTGTTGGCATTTGAGGTAACTTCTTCTTCAATTTCTGTAAAATCTGGGCTTTCAATAACTAATAAGTAATCAGCATAAGCATTTGGAACATCATAGGTAATAGTGATTGGGTATGGCGGAAGTCTCAGTACTTGCATTATTTAATACCATAGTGCTTTGCAAGTTCTAGAGCGCTAGCCTCTCTAACTGATTTGTGTTGTAGGTATATATCAACAAACTCTGTTTTAACAATATTATAGCCTTGATCTATGTGTCCATACTTATCAAAATAAAGGTTTTTATCAGAGTAGATTACTGCCTGACTGTTTTGTTCTTTTACTTCAACAATCTTTTCTTGAGTTGTTTTCTTTACAGTTGACATTTTACTCCTTTGTTATTATTATATCAGATTTAATTAAAAAGGGCAGAGAACGAATCCCCTGCCCTAGATAATTGCTTAATGATTAGGAAGCAGCAATGTCCTTGTAGGCAATTGCATCTTCTTCTTCAATTTGAACACCAAAACGTACGAATACGGTGTATTCAATTGTATCTTTCTTTGGAACATATTGACGATTGACGGTAATATCCCGTTGGAATCCCCAAATACGGTTCTGTGGGAAAGTAAGATCGACATAATCTGCTGGGTAGTAAGGAACTTCCATTACGTCAACGCCAAGTACACGAGTGGTACGGGCTCCTCCGAATGTTTGTCCTACGCCATCAAGATAGTCTTGACGATTTGCTTGTGTGCTACCGTTACGGCTTGAGAAAGCCTCAGAAATAGCATCTGCAAGAGTACCGTTGTTACGTACGATGCTTTGGAAAACATCTGTACCTGCATAGAACTTAAGATTGTTCTTAAGTGCACGATACTTACGTGGCATTGCATTGATAATGCCTTGCATAACTGGAGTTGTCCAGTTATCGCTTGTAACTGCTGGAAGAACTGAATCGTGTGCATCTCCATTAGTTGTAACTTTCTTAACAAAGCCTTCCATAATAGAAAGGAATGATCCTGTTGAACCATCTCCGTTAATAGCCAAGTCTTCGATATCATTACCGAATGCGTTGGTCATCAAACGAACAAGATGATCTTCAAGAGCAGCCCCTTCAATATTATCTTCTAGACCTTCTGATGTAACTTCCCAATCAAGACGAATCTTTTTGGTTGTCAATTCTACTTTAGAAAAAGTAGCACCAGCGTTTGTATATGCACCACTGCCTTGAGCAGCAGCACGAATTACACGCTCACCAACGTTAACTTTTTCAAGTTCCATTGTATTTGCTCGCATTGTAACTCTACGTCCGTCTTTTGCAAGAACAGTTGCATCCCAAACATAGTCAATAAATTGACGAGCCTGTTCAGGTCGTAGAATTCCACTACCTGCTGCACCCGAAGGATTTACAGCGTTTGGTCCGGATGTGACTCCAGAAAGAGCAGTAGGAATATTTCCTAAAATTCCTGATGCTGGAGTTGATACTCCACCAATTCCACCAGAAGCAAAGCCACCCTCAGAGTTAAAGTTTCCTGGGACAGACACGCCTGGTTGATTTTTAATGATTTCTTCTGACATATTGTTCACCTCCAAGTGAATTTCTACTTAAACAGGTCGGAGTCTGTGAGGAACCGTCCGCCCCATATTGATTTTTGAACCAT